CCGCCGTAGAATCAGCTACAGAAGGGGCGATTCTTGCCGTGGGAACGGATGAGCCTGACGCTGTGGTTGAGACAACGTTTGTCTATACGAAAAATATGTCTTTCCAGACGGTGTCGGCGGGATACGAGGTCCTTATCCTTAAGGATGTGGCTTATCCAGTCCCTTCCTCATGGTTGACGGGATTCAGCATGAAGAATAATCCCACTATTAAGTATATTAGACAGTAAGGAGGTGAACGATGGATGTTTATAGTTCTATTTTTGGCGAACTGACAAAAGAGGTTCAGATTCGTATTGACGCTGCCACGGAGCTTCGCAAGCGCTTGTTTGACCAGAATATCTACGAGCGTTATCTTGATTGGGATGTCCCGACTATCGGCCTTAATTTTGAGGAGCTGATCGGGCAATATAACTTGAGCGTGGCGGCGGCTACCCTTGATTCCAAGGGAAAGGAACCGATCTTGGGTACGGAGGGGCTTGAGACCTTGAAGCAAAAGGTCCTTACCCACCAGATGAGTTACTCAATGCCGATCGAGGAGTATCGTAAGGTCTTGCAGATCCTAGACTCTAGGATGTTGACGGATGACCAGAAGACACAGCAGCTCATTAATCTGATGTGGAACAACGTGTCTACCGTTGTTAAATCCGTGCAATCTAAGCTCGATATTATTTTCTTGGGTGCCTTGTCTAACAAGGGGGTATTTACCTTTAATGCCAATAATAACCCTGAAGGAGGGGTACGTGGTATTATTGATTACAAGATGCCGCCCGAGAATATCGCTAGCGTTACTCTTGACTGGACGGATACCAATAAGGACAACGTCGATCCTTTCGAGGATATCCAAGGTGTCGTGGATGCGGCCCAAGACAAGGTGACGTTTGATAGGATATTGATGTCTCCGGCCAGATTGTCTTATTTGCTTAAGAGCAGGAAGATGAAACAGGTCATTTTTGGGACCGACAAATCCGGCACTCCTCTTTTGATGTCCGGTTTGAATGAGTTCCTACGCTCTAATGACCTTCCTGTCATAGAGACAGTGAGACGTATCACCCGTATCCAAGACAACGGCAAGCTATCCGAGTACAAGCCTTGGAACGACAAGAATATCGTCTTTGTCCCGGCAGGTAAATTAGGTGTCATCAAGAACGCTTACGCCGATAATGAGTTGAGACAGGAACCGGGCGTTACTTACTCTAATTATGGCCGGATTCGTATCTCTCAATGGGGCAAGGGTGAGACGGACAATTCCAATGGCGTAGAGTTTACCAAGGCTCAATCGCTATCCTTGCCGGTCCTTACCGAGATTAATGGCATTTACTCATTGACGGTGGAGGCATGACGATAAGAGACTACATAGGGCAGAAATTCTCGGCTTATGGAGATCTATCCGAGGCGGATATGCTGGATTTCAGCATCAAATCGGGGCTATCCCCGGACGATGAGATGTCTAGTGAATCCATAGGCAAGGTAGAGACAGGGATGATAGAGATCATCCCGTCGCTGCTATTGCGCCCTGATAGCGTCAATGAGAGCGGCTTCTCTGTCTCTTGGGACAAGGACGGCCTCCGGAGGTATTATTTGTTCCTGTGCGAACGGAACGGTGTTAGCCCGGATGTGTCTTCCGGTCTTGGGGTAGTCTCATCTTATATGGATTATTGATATGTATTACGCTCCTCACATATTAGAACGAAAAGTTGTCAAGGAATATGATCACGATGACAATGGCAATCCTGTTCCCGGGACTGGTGGTGAGTTATGGGAGAGACTGGGACGATGTAAATGCTATGATAAGAGCGCCGATCGGGTATATACGGTAAATGGCGTAGCCTTTGATTACAAATATCGTGTCGTGACAGATAAGATCAAGATTGATGCCGGGGATATCGTGAGAGTATTGAACCAAGATGGTAGTATCCGTGGTAGTGGCGTTGTTATCAACCCGATGCTCACGGATTATCTAAATTACGGGCAAATATGGCTGGAATAATAAAGTTAAGTTATGATTTGTCTGATGTGGATGATTTCATCTTGGAGATCTATCGTGAGGTGTTTGCCTTTCTTGCCCAACTCGGGCAATCCGCTTATGAGACCGCCGTTCAAGAAGGTAAATATAACGATATTACCGGAAACTTGAGGAGTTCATTGGGATATGTCATATCAATGGACGGTAAGATCGTAAAGGAAGGCGGGTTTAAGAGGATAGATGGACGTGGGGAAAATTATGAGAAGGTTTTTTTCACGACCAGATCCCAAAAGACGGTCCAGTTCTGGGCTAAAGGGAAGTCCGGGGATGGAAGCGAGGGGAGCAGGCAAGGGCTTAGTTACGCTAGGGATCTGGCTTCTAAGCATACAAAGGGAGTGACATTGATTGTCGTGGCGGGAATGGATTACGCTAGCTATGTGAATGATATCCATAAGCTAAACGTGATAGATACTGCCGAGGCTAAAGTAATAGCTATGTTACAATGATAGTAAGCACGGACATACAGACAATCTTATATAAGAAAGCCTTGGAACTTGGTGTTACCGGGGTGTACAAGGAGGATGATACGCCTACAGGTAAGCTTGAGGAGGAGAGGGTTACCGTACACTCGAATTCCTCGGAGCCGGGAATTACATGGAAGGTGGGATTCGTTCATGTCAATATAGCCGTCCCTGATCTGGACGAGGAAGGAACGCCTGATTTGGACAGGATGAATAAGCTGGAACGTATGTCCATGGAGGTGTTCAAGGACACCTCGGTGTTTGATGGCACTCCTTATACCTACGAGGTAGACACTACTAGAATTGAGGTTAACAGGGATCTTAAATGTCACTACGTTAATGTGAGAGTATTATTTAAAGTTTTAAATGTAATAGTATTGTAATATGGGAAGAACAATTTCTGCTATAGGCGTAAAAAGGATACTTTATGGGGAGCCTCTGGTTGCTGCACCCACATACGAGAGCTTGGAGACGTTATTTACGGCTTTCAAGGATGTTCAAATCGTCCATCAAGGGACTTATGAATATACCGAGGAGGACGGTACGTTAACAGAATACAAGGATGAGTTGACCGGCCAGACATATCGGTCATCGTTTGAGGCAGGATCACAGAGCTTGAATTGGGTGATCGGGGCATATGACTTCGCTACCAAGGCCGAGCTTATGGGCGGTAAGCCCTTGGATACGGATAAGGGATGGGAACGTGGCAACGCCGGCGAGCAACGATATAAATGTATCGTCGCTATTACCAATGATGACGTGGCTATCATTTTCCCTAAGGCGAATCTTGTGGGTCGTGGGGCTTCCACGGATGGGGCCGTTGGTTTGTCGATGTCCGCCACCCCGCTGAAATCATCCACGACAATAGCTTCAGAGTATTGGTTTGACGTGGAAGGAAAATCCTTGAAGGATTGAATGTAATATGTCTTATAGGAACGGGGACGGCGGTATTTTCCGTTCGTCCCCGTTTTTGTTTAATTCTAATTTTTTTACGTGACATGAACAAGGGTGCTAGTTTAGTGGCTGACGCTGTCCTAGGAGAGGATTTCAAGGTCGTGGTCCTAGGGGGGAAGGCGTATAAGGTAAGTCCTCCTACAATAGCGACGATTTGCAAAGGTATACAATACCTATCTCTTATTGATAAGACAACATCGGGCAAGGAGGATCTTGAAAAGGTGAGGAACGATCTGGAAAATATATTAAAGGGATTGTCTGTGTTCGTTTTTGGAAGCGCTGATATGTACAAGGAGATCGATGGGGCTACCCTCCATGAGCTAAGGGAGGCGTTGGAGACTGTCGTTAAATTCATATCCGCAGAGGATTTTTTCGTCTGTGCCGCCTTAGCCGAGAGCGTGGCAAGAATGGCGGCGACACCAAGGTAACAGGTAATGAGACCATGCTAGGACAAGTGGCCACGTTCATGGAATCGTTGGGATTGTCTTATGAGGACGTGGTTTATAAAATACCATATCGAAACCTTCTGATCATGCAGAAGGATATATTGCATAGCGTTACCGGTGATTTGATCGTGGAGAGAACCGGGCGTGATTTGTTGAACCGAAAGGGAAAGGAGGGTGATTAATGGCTAAACTAAACTTCGAGGTCGATGCCGATCTACAGAAACTTATAAATCTTCGAAAGGAGGTGGAGGAGTTGAAATCCGCCTTGAAGGATTTCGATGTATCTACAGATACCAAGGGGTTTGACGATTTAAACCGGAAATACGAGGAGGCGACACGGAAACTAAAGGACTATGAGCAGCAGATGCAGAATTATCAAAGGGTAATAGAGCAGCTTAAGGTCTCTAATGGTATTATTGATGGGGCTCGTCAGATAACAGAAGAATTGAATAACGCTACCGATGTGTTTGTCGAGCAACAACTAAAGGTTAAAGGCCTAAGTGACGAGATCAAAAAACTCAATAAGTCTTACTTGTCTCTCTCGGATGCGGATAAAAATTCCCAGAAGGGATCTAATATATTAACCGACCTGAAGGAGAAGACCCGGCAGCACGCTTTAGAGAACGAGGCCCTGAAGAGGCTAAGGAAGGAATATTCGGACAATATCAAGATCGAGGGAGCCGCCTCGGATTCCCTTGTAGCGTTGAGAAAGCAATTGTCGTTGCTTAATGCCGAGTATGACCGCCTTTCCGCTACGGATAGGAAATCGACCATAGGGACTAACCTGCAAAAACAGATACAGGCCTTGAATACGGAGATTAGTTCGGCGGAGCAAGCTACCGGACGATATCAACGGAACGTCGGCAATTACGCCAGTAGTTGGAACGGATTGAGCGTGTCGGTTCAACAGGTCGCAAGGGAGTTGCCTTCCCTTGCTGTTGGCTGGAATACATTCTTTTTGGCTATATCCAATAACTTGCCGATGCTTGCCGATGAGCTGAAGAAAGCCGCTGCGGAGTATAAGGCGTTCAAGATGGCTGTAGCGGCAGGAAATAATGACGTGGCAAAAGTGGCTCCAGTCTGGAAGCAGTTGATAACATCTATTTTCAGTTGGCAAACGGCCTTGGTTGCGGCGATAACGCTTTTATCTGTCTATGGGAAGGATATTATCGAATGGACGAAGAATTTATTGGGGGCTGATACGGCACAAAAGAGGTTGAATGAGTCATTGAAAGAATTTAATAACTTGGTAGGGAAAGGTCAAGCTGATGCCAAATTGTTATTTGATACAGTCAAGCGAACTACAGAAGGCACGCAAGGACGAGCGAAAGCCATTCAAGAGATAAATAAAGTATATGCAGAATATTTGCCTTACCTGCTTTCGGAGCAAGCTTCTCTTAAAGAGTTGGAAGCTGCTTATAAAATTGTCAACAAAGCTTTAATTGAAAATGCAGCATTAAAAGCGAAAACTGAAGCTATAAATGATGTGCTTGAAAAATCCATAGACAAACAAGCTAATGCTTTGAATGAGATGCGTTCTATTGCCTCTGAAAAATTGGGAGGAGATAGTTTTGCCATTGAGATAATGAATACGGTAGAAGGTCTCACGGAAGACTTTCGATTAGCGGGACAATCTTGGCAAAAGGCATGGCAAGGTGTTTCAGCTAAAATACAATCAGAGGTAGGAGCAAGTAAACTTCCTAGTGATTTTTATGATAATTTGGAAGATTATGTGAGATCTGTGTATGATTCAAATCAACAAATATCTGATATTCAAAAGAAATTCAATCCTTTTTTTAATAAGGAGCAAGCAGATCAAGCTGTAATTGAGAATAAGAAGTATTATGAAACAATGAAGTCTCAGGCTGAATCTTTCCTTAACTCTATTGCCGCAGATCAAAAAAAATTACTTGACACGGGTAAATTTGAAGGGATAGACAAAGAGGTAGTAGAAAGGTATAAAGAGGCTAAAGCTAACATTCAAGAGGCTACAAAGCAATTAAAGATATATGATTCTTATGATAAGCAGAATATGACTGCCCAAAAAGAATACGAACGACAAGCAAAGGAACAAAAGAAGATTCAAGAAAGAATAAATAACGAACTGCTCGAACTTCAACGTCGTAATGAACAATCTCGGATTGATTTGATGGAGGAAGGCTCCGATAAGAGTATCGCCCAAATAGAATATGATTACGATCGTGAAATAGAGGCTATCCGTAAGAGGGAGAAAGAGTGGCGTGAGGCTCAAGGGGGAAAACTCACGCAAGAACAAACGGTTGAAATAAAAACTGCCATTACACAGGCTCAGGCTACCCGTATGCGATCTACGCAGGAAGTAGAGAACGAGCAGATCGAGGCTCAACGTAAAGCCATGAATGATTACCTTAAGGAATATGGCACTTATCAAGACAAAAAAATGGCACTCGCCGCCGAATACGGGCAAAAAATAGCGTTTGCCGAGACCGAGGGGGAGAAATTGATACTCGGGAAGGAATGGGATAAGCAGCTTTCCGACCTTGAGATAAAAAGTGGCAATACCGCCAATGCCATAATCGCTCTTTTTGGAGACATGAAGGACAAGACTCTAAAGGAGTTGATAGAGATATCCACCAAGGGAAAAGAGGCCTTGGAGTTTCTTAAGTCCGGAGAATGGGATGAATCAAAAGGCAAGGGATTAGGTATAACGCAGGAACAATTCGATCTTTGGTCTGATATGCCTGAAATAATGGATAGGGCAGGGAAAAGCGTTGAGAGCACCAACGAGAAGGTCGATGAGTTGCGACCCGCTTTTGACAAGGTGACAGAAGGAGTGAGGCGATTCTTTGCCGCTGGTGACGACCCCAAAAAACTGACGGAATCATTACAGCTCATTAATGAGGGTGTAAATGAAGTTATGACCTCTGTTCAATTCTTGTCAAATACCTTTGGAAAACTTGGTGATTCGTTCGGAGGTGCTTTTAATGACATAGCGGAAGGTTTAAATATGGCAATGGACGCTGTAAATTCCGCTATGCAGGGTGCGCAAGCGGGTGCGATGTTTGGCCCTATAGGGGCATCCGCTGGTGCTGCTATTGGGGTAGTGACCTCTCTAGCGTCCTCTATCGCTAAGATCCATGACAAAAAGAACGAGAAACGTATACAGAGATTACAAGACCAGATCGATGTGTTGGATGCCTCGTATGAGAAGCTAGGCCGTTCCATAGAAAAGGCTTATTCTACGGACGCTTCTAAGCTCATAAACCAGCAAAATAAATTGCTAGAGCAGCAAAAAGTGATCATCCAACAACAGATCGAGGAGGAAAGGAACAAGAAAAAGACCGACGATGACCGGATCAAGGATTGGCAAAAGCAATTGGAGGATATCAACGCTCAATTGCAGGACAATAAGGAGAAAGCTGTAGAGGCTATAACAGGAACCGATGTCATGTCCGCTATTGACGAGTTCGCCCAAGCGTATTCGGAGGCGTGGGCTACAGGAACTGATGCGGCAGAGGCTTCGACTAAGATTGTCCAAAATTTGATCAAGACGGCTATCATTGAGTTCTTGAAGAAGAAATTATCCCCTTCCGTAGAGGAATTCATGAAGAAACTGGCCGATTATATGTCCGATGGTATCGTTTCGCCTTGGGAAGAAGCGGAGTTGAACAAGTTGAAGGAAAAAATGGACGCTGAGGCCCAGAAGGTCTTCGATACGTCAAGCAAGTACTTCCAAGAGGATAAGAATGATAAATATGAGCAGACCGCTACATCCGGAGGTTTCGAGAAGATGTCTCAAGATAGCGCCGATGAGTTAAATGGCCGTTTCACCGCCCTGCAAATGACAGGGGAGGAGATACTGTTGTTCCTGCAAGGCTCCGAGCAATTCTTGAGCCTCTTGTATATAAAGGCCAGTATGGACGTGATATCTGTAAAGATAGCCTCGTTGTATGACGTGGCGGATGAGACTAGGACGATGATCGCCAGTATCTATATAGAGTTACAGCAGATCAATGATAATACCGCCAATACCGTGATACAATTGAAAAAAGCGGTGGATAAATTGACAAGTATAGAGACTAACACTAAAAACATGTAGTATGAATGTTGGAGATATAACGAGACGGGCTATTTCGCTAGGGGCTTGCAGTGAATCTGGCAAGGCCACTGACTGGAAGAGCCTATGTTGGCTGTTTTTTTCCCCGCAAGGGCGGGAGTTTTGCGAGGAGAATAATTATCCTTCGTTGGATTTATTTAGAGGCATGGCTAAAAACATAGCTTCCTACGGGATATACGTGGATCGTGATCTAATTGAGCTTCACAATAAAACAAACGTAGGTGTGATAGGTAATACCGTGGCGTATTTGAGTTATGACGATAACACGAGGGTGCATAAGGTGATCTTGATGCACGGGGGCAAGGCCAAGATAGAGGCCGGGAACTACTCCGTGATATTGCTTGTCAATATCGGGGGATGCGAGGTGGAGATTATTAACGACGGAACGGCAAGGATATTATGTTAGGGGATCTATATATTAACGGGAATGACGCATGGGGCACGTATCGTGTCGCCATGGGAGAGGGTTTTATCCAGACTTTGCTAACCCCAGCGGGAAACAAGGATTTCATAGAGAACGAGAGCCGGTTGGAAAACGGGAAGAGGGTCGTGTTCAATAATCCCAAGGTGGCTAGCCGGGATCTTACCCTTACGTTCAACATACACGGGGATACGCAAGAGGAATATATGCTGAATTATAAAGCGTTCGTGGCTGTCCTTCAACAAGGCAAGGTCGTATTGCGTGTTCCGGATCTTGATATGACATTTACCCTTGTCCATAAGAGATCATCAAGCTTCGCCTTGGATCGGAACAGGTTGAATAGTAGGCTATCCGTTAAGTTCGAGGAACCTGACCCAACGTCAAGGGGATAAGCGAAGAGCCGTCCGCCCCTTATTGGCTAGACGGCTCTTCGTCCTATTGCGCTAAAAGATGCGTATTTAAAGATCGGAGGTCGAATCTTCCCGGCTTTGACCTCCCGTTGTTGTATACCGACACGGTCATATGTGGCTTGGGCTTGGTGCCGCTAAATCCGCAAGCCCTCTCCAGCTCGTCGATAAGCCTCTCCATTTTCAAGGATTGCCGGTTGAATCGCTCCATCGCCTTCTTGTCCCTTTGGGACGTTAAAAGCATTTCGTTTAGTATCGTGTTTATGTCTTTCATATTCAATCAATCATTAGTCTTTTATCATTTGCTTTTACTTCACAATAAGTTAAAGTTTTGGCTGTACGCCTTATATCGTACCTTTTAATTTGGTATGTATATACAGTTATTCTATAACCACTATCTTCCCGTCAGATGGACTTCCTCCAAACAGGTGATTGATATAAGCCAAACCTTTTTGAGTGACAAGTATCTTCGTGACAACGAACCCCGGATGGTTATTACGCTCGATGAATTTTTCCTTCATCTCGAAATACCCGGCATTGACAAACCGTTGCTTCGGCTCGTTCCGGTTAGAGAAGAATACGCCTACCTGCCTTAGCTTTTGGAACAGGGTATTGCGCCCGAATCCCAGCTTTAGGATTTTGGCAGCCATTCCGATATCAACTTTGTCGTCTGTGATAAAGGCTGCATCCGCAAAGTCGGCTTTGGGTTGGAGCTTTGCGATTTTGGCATCCTTTTGTTGGTTGTCGGCTTCAAGCATAGCTTTTTCAGCCTTTGCTTGCTCCAATCTCTTTTGGAGTACGGACATTGCATATACAATAGCTTCATCATCGTTAGAAACTGTGGTTACACCAGTGGTGAGTAGTTCCTTGATACGGTCGTTTACCCATAATCGAAAATCAACAGATAACCATTGAGCGAAGTCTAAGGCGACATCTTCGTGCATCCATGTTCCACCTCCATTTTGAGGAGAACCTGCTTTTGTTATAACTAATTGATTATCAGAAATACATAATTTTCTTGTAATTGCCCTAAGCAATTCATTTGTAGATGGTAATGATAAATAATCGTTCGGTCTTTTTCCAAATGGTTTAGCCATCTGTGTGGCATTTATCATGACGCTATTTCCTTTCTGAAAAGAAACAGGACTTCCGTTATATTGGAAGATTTGAGTTGTGTAATTGTTGAACATAACAATTTAAATAAAAAAAATGCTATCGCCTGTCCCGCTGTTCAACACATTACACAAATGCTGTGAGTACATTAATACTTCACACGGGGGTACGATAGCATCTAATATCTTAATCTAGGTCATAAAAATAACCTGCATGCTATATGCAAGTTCAAGACCCGCATTTGTGTATATATGTTGAACGCTGCAAATATGATAAATATTTTGGGAATATGCAATATTTTATGAATAAAATTTGGATAAATATATAATTTATAGGAATAACCATTGTGTATAAGAACAATATAAGTATTTTTATTGATTTTTGTATTGTTAAATAATATTTAAAAATGATACCATGATTTATTGCGGAAAAAAACAAGAAAGAACAGAAAAAGACAAAAGAAGTGTCTCTATGTTCTCAATGGCGTGTCGTTTACAGGATGAACAAAGATATGACGAGGCTATTGAAGCATATTGGGAAAGCATAAGATTAATAGATAAGGATATGCGTTCAACGCAAGCCTTTTTACGTTTAGCTCTACTGTATGATGAAAGGGGCGATTTTGAAAATATGAAACATGTTCTTGAATTAGCTATTGAATATAGCGATTACTTTAATCGAAAAGAAGCAGATGAGCTTATTCTTATGTTTCCGGAATATAAGGATGACATCCTTTTATCCTTGGAAACCAATAATAATCTGTATCCATCCCCATACTGGAACGAATATAATCCTTTATGGCGTCCTAACAATACTATACTTTTGATTGATTTACTTGAATACGCAAAAAGAAAATATCTGTATCCAGATAGAAGGTAAGACTTCATCACATACCCAATCTTGAAATTTTTCGGCATCTGGTAATTTTGATTTCATTGTCAAACGATACACTTCTCCTTCTTTGCCATACTTCATTTCCTGCATAACCGTTGCTCCGTACTGGTTTACAGTGGGGGTCGGTAAAATGGCGACCCCCTTACAATGCTGTGAAACAGCGTCAGCTGGTCTACTATAACCAAGTGCCTTTGCTACATCTGCTAAGCAAAACAACGGCTCTCCATTCTCATTCATCGCAATTCTTACTTGTCCGAACTGCTCATTTTGGAAAATTCGAATATTATTCATAACTTTGTCCCGTTAAAGGATTAATACTATCCTCATTGGTAGCTCGGTCAAGCACTACCTTTGAGGATTTTATTTTGACCGAAGTGGTAGCCGGGGACTTGAACCCCGGTGTATGCCGTCCTACCTGCTTATTACCAGTCTCGCTTGACAAGGTAAAAAGCGAAGGGCAAAGATTGAAGTTGCCTATTGTGACGGTCTGCAACTGGAATCAATGCCCTTAAATATCTTCTTTCGCTACCGTCACATGAGCGATCATTTTCATATCACAAAATTATATATGACAAAATCCGTGGCCTATTTTTTCAAGGCTCGAAACACCACAATGGAGCTATTGTTGTAAAATCCCTCCGGCCGTATTACCGGAGGGGCATCTACTTCCGATCCTCTCCCCGTCGTTCGAGTTATCCCGCAAGCCTGCAAGTCATGTCGCTAATTACGCCCATGAATCTATCGTAGGTCTTTTTATTCCATTCCTTGTGATCCGGCATCCAGTCATTGAATATCTCCATGTAGACCACCTCGTGAAGTCTGTCCTGTACGGTGACGCATAAACCGCCCGTCTCCGGCATAACGCCTACATTTATATGTACCGGTTTCCTTCCGATCATACACTCCAACGCAATCCTTTGCACGTTCTTCAATACCTCTATCGTTTCCATATTTCTTATATCATTAATGTATAGTTATCAATCTCCCGAATAAACCCTGTTACCGTAAAGGCTAGCCATACCGACATGAGATAAGACAACATGCTTGCGATACTCGATGCGTCTAGCTTCTTCCTCTGCCAATCTCTTGGCTTTGGCCTCATTATTTTTTATCTCTATCTTGGCATTATCCCATGCTATAGAAAGGCACTTGCCAAAAGACCAAGAGAATTTTCGGTAAAGTCTGAATAATCTCCATGCGTCTTTCATGATCTCACTCTTGTTGTATTTCTGTGTTGCCATTGTACTGTTGTTTTATTTTGATGATGCAAATATAACTCAATACTTTATATGCAACAATAATAAAATAAAGAATTACATTATGATTAACACTATTTAATAATGTTATTCTTTATACAATAGCTAGAAATAAAAAGAATCGCATTATATTTGCGGTGTAATCATATAAAGTATTGGCTTATGGAAAATAGAATAAAAGACATTCTTTCAGAAAAAGGATTGACAGCTAAAGAATTATCATCTGTTATAGGTTTGTCAAGTGTAAGTTTGTATAATATCATCAATGGAAAACAGGAAGCATCAGCAAATACACTGAATGCGATTGCCACAGCCTTAAACGTTCCTTTTTGGCAATTGTTTGTTTCCCCTTCCGAAGTGCAAAAAGAGATTGATGGTGGGTATAAATGCCCTAATTGCGGGCATCCATTGAAGATTAAGGTGGAATGATGTTATCTTCAATGATCTCAAAATAAAAATCATGAAAGTTTGTTTTCTGCATACAATGCACTACCTTTGCGATACAATATAATACAGAAGTAATATGGAAGCAGTAATAAGAAAGCAAACATCGTTCCGTTTACGTGAGGACTTGTTGCAAATATTGCAGGAACAAGCCAAGAAAGCGAACAGGAGTTTGAATAATTTTGTAGAGAGCACCTTGATGGACGCTGTATACTCCGAGCCAAACGAGGAAACGATAGCGGCGATAAACGAGGCTCGTTCTGGAAAGTATGCCGGGACGATAGACGTAAGCAGTTTTGATGCCTTCATGAAATCATTGGACGAGATAGAATGAAAACGATCCATTACAGTACGAAGGCAAAGAAAGACTTAAAGAAGTACCGTAGCAACATCAAGCTGATGGAAGCCTTGTTTGATGTCTTGGACAAGCTAAAGAAAGGGGAGTCTATCCCAAGCAAGTACAAGCCCCATGAGCTGATAGGCAATTACAAGAACTGCATGGAGTGTCATGTTGGCAACGACTTTCTTCTTATTTGGATAGATGCGGTGTCTGACATAGTGGAAATTGTCAGGATCGGAAGCCACTCCGAGTTGTTCGGGAAAAAGAAATGATTTAACATTATCGATGGAAAATGGTAAGGATGAGTAAATAATACCATGATAAGGTGACGGATCGCTGAAAGGCGGTCTTTTTTTATAATCTTTATTGATGTTTTTCCCATAAATATATTGTCCTGTTAAATATTGTTGCTAGATTTGTGCCATTATTAACTTAAATACATTTTACAATGAATAAAGTATTTTATTTATGGTCAATGCTATTGGCTTTATTTGTTTTTACGGGCTGTGGAGATGATGAGGAAGGTGATAATAGTTCTCAAACGGTGATGATTAATTTGTATTGGAAATATGAAAATATGGATGATACAAAGATTGCTTCTCCTAGTATTGTAGCTTTATATGATTATGAAGATGCTAAAAACTTTGATAAAGAGGCATCGGTTAATGCAATGGCTAATGATGGACATATTGTATTAAAGGATGGAACAGCCTTGACTCCTAAATATATCTCCAACAATACGGTAGGAGTTAATATATTTGAGAATGTGGCTAATGGTAAATATATGGTTATAGCTATGTATAAGCCTGATGGATATTCTTTCCCTTTTGCTTTCTTGTATGGATATAAAATGATAGAAGTTAATTCATTAAATGGATCTTCATTAAATACTTTCATTATGATATGGGAGAATAGTGGTAAATTCGTAGAAATGAATAAAAAGTAAAATAAAATTATTTTTCTCTCTTAAGCCCGTTCCGTCCTTTCGGTTCGGGCTTTTTTATTTCCTCCTACAACAAAATTACAACAATCCCGTCATTGTTTTTTTTAGGTCCGCTTGATTTTTTGCCATCCCCCTTATATGCGTGAACTTTGAGTTCATGATCGAGATAAAGGACATATCTGGCAATACTCGTTTCTCGACCCCTATAAACCGGGGCGCAAAGGGGAGATTCACCTTGATGAAGGAGGACTATATAACCCTTCCTTTTAGCGTTGAAACGCCTATTGATTTCAAGCCGGGCGACAATGTGGACATGAGAGGGGTACTCGATGACGCTTTAGGGGGTAAGCTGTCCAAGGTATATAAATACCTATCCTTGCAGAAGCCCAATGTGGCGCCGGGAAAATATGATTATGAGTTAAGGTTGGACGCTTATTATTATGAGTGGAACACGAAGATATTCAAGTATACCCCGGAAAATCATGGACAGGAGGCAGGATGGAACCTTACCGCCACTCTTGACACGCAACTGGGCGTGTTCCTGCGTAACCTGAAAGCTAATGGATACACGTATAACGGCATCGATTATGACTTTGATATAGACAACACGGTCGAGAACAAGGCCGTGTTGATGTCTTATAATAATATCCACCTTTTGGACGCTCTTTTCTCGATGGCCGCCAAGGACAAGTGGAATTGCGACTGCTGGATAACCGAGAATATTATCCATTTCGGACGATGCGAGTTCGGTGACGCCGTCAAGATAGAGTTGGGCGTGGAGGCTTCCTCCATGACCCGTAACGATAGCAAGGGTACTTACGCGACACGTATATACGTGTTCGGAGGTACCAGAAACATCCCTGCCAACTATCGTCCGGTAGATGAGCAGACCGTGGTCAACGGTGTCGTGCAAAAGCGGCTCATGCTCCCATCTGGGACACCGTATATCGATGCCTATCCCGGCATGACCAACGCCGAGGCCGTGGAGGACGTGGTGGTATTCGATGATATCTATCCCAGACGGATAGGTACGTTGTCGGATGTTAAGACCGTGAACAGGAACATAGAGACGGACGGAGAGGTGACGGGGACTTTCAAGGCTTATCAATACAAGGATACCGGATTGGTGTTCAAGGATGAATATATCATAGAGGGCGAGAAATTGAAGGTCACGTTCCAATCCGGGAGACTTAATGGCATGACTTTCGGAGTCACTTTTAATCCCGAGGGATCGGAACCCGTCGAGCAATTATGGGAGATCGTCGCTAACGAGGATTATGGCCGCTTGTTACCAGACGATGTGATCCGTCCGGAGAACGGCGATAAATATATACTTTCCGGATTCAATATACAATTAGTGTCCGACCAATATATACCGGAGGCGGAGGCGGAGCTTCTGGCCAAGGGTAAAGAATATATAAAGAGAACCAGTATTGACGATGGCACGTACCCGACTACGTTGGACTCGGAATGGGTCTATCAAGACCAGATCAACCGGACTTACGACGTGGGGCAGAGGATGCGGATGGTCAATCCCGCTTTCTTCTCGTCGGAAGGGCGTATCAGTCGTGTTATAGGCTGGGAGATGAGCCTTGATATCCCTTATGATTCTCCTGTATATACTATAGGCGAGAGCACTCAATACAGCCGGCTTGGTGAATTGGAGGACAAGGTTGATTCCTTGACTTATAAAGGACAGACATATACCGGTTCAGGGGGAAGCGGCGTATACGTTATCCGTACCAATGACTCCACCCCGGCAAGCGACAGCAACGTATTCTCCGCCCTTCGCTCGTTGGCGACATTCTTGCGCAAGGACAAGCCGGACCAGACCAAATATCTTATCAAGCTCCTCGGAGGATTGATATCTGATAATATCGAGTCTCAGGATTTTGCCGCCGGTCCTTTCGGCACGGGCTTCCTCGTGAAAAGGGACCCAAAGACCGGTAAATCATATATAGAGGCGGACGAGATCTACATCCGTCTCAAGGCCTATTTCGACACGTTGGAGATCAAGCACCTCTCTCACGTGGGAGGGCGTATCGTATTATCTCCGGCGAGCATGGAGTGCATTAGGGTGGAGGAGGTATCGGTAGAGCTGGATGCCTTATATGACTTTAACGGCGATCCCTTATATGACACCGAGAATAGCCGGTTATACTCCTTGGGGGGATCGGCTCGTGCCACCACCAACGTGTACAGGTGTTATTTCCGGCAGACCGACGGGGAGAGGGAGATCGTAAATGAGTTCGCTATCGATGACATGGCCCAATGCCGAGAGTTTAACGTGAAGACCGGGATATCCCATAATGTCCGTAACCAGTATTACTGGCGCAGGGTCGTAGGCTTGGGGGGTGATTATATAGACTTGTCGATGGATGATTGTGACCCCGGCAGCATGGTCCCGAAGGCGGGTGATACGATCGTCACGATAGGCAACAAGACGGATACCAATCGTCAGCATGTAGTTTATCTATCCTCCTACGACGATGACGCTCCGTGCTTCAAGCTGTATTCCGGTATCAACTCTTACTCGATGTTGAATAAGGAAGTGACGGTCATTTCCCCGAACGCCGACAAGAACGTATTCACGGGCAAGGTAGTCATAAAACCGGGGTCTGCCGGCTTCGAGAACTTGACAGACAAGCCGGACATGGAAGGCATAAATAATTCCATCAAGAATGCCCAAGAAGCCGCCTCCGCCGCCCAAGAGGCTATCGAGGGAGTGCAAGGCTCGGTGGATGATTTCAAGTATTACGTTGATAACACCTTCGCCGATGGAATCATATCGGAGGCGGAGACCAAGGATATCGCCCGCTATATAGATATCGTAAACAACGAGAAGGCATCGTCATTGGCTACATATAATGAGTTGAGGATCAATCCTTATCTTGACGGGGCAGAGCTTGTCTCCTTGGAAGAGGCCAAGGAAACCCTGTTCTCTTCCATAGATAGCCTGATCGACGCCGTAAACAAGGCCATAGCGGACAAGAAGGCCACGGAAGAGGAGATAGCCGGCATAAACGATAAATACACGGCGTTCAATACCGCTTGCGGTAATTTTTATTCCGCCGTGGAGAACGCCAACAAAAAAATACAGGATAATCTTAAGTCATACTCGGATAACGCCCAGAAAGCCGCGAATGAGGCTAACAAGAACGCTACGAGCGCGATGGATAGCGCCAATACCGCCAAGAGCGATGTCTTGGGCTTGAAGGACTTCACGGACGAGGCGTTCGAGGACGGGATTATCTCCAGATCGGAGGCGGTGGCCATAGGAAAGTACACCAATACGGTGAACGCTACTAAGAAAGAGGTGGAATCAACCTACAACACGTTATATACCAACCCTTTCCTTTCAGGTATCCCAAAAACGGATTTATTGAACGCCAAGGTGACGTTCATGGGAGCGGTGGATAATCTGTTGGCATCTATACAGACGGCCATTTCGGACGGTAAGACGACAATAACCGAGAAGGAGATTGTCGATAGTAAGTTCTCCGCGTTCAACAGCGCCTATGCCTCACTTGCCACGGCCATAGAGAACGCAAACAAGGCGATTCAACAGAAGATCAAGGAGGAGGCGGTCAATGAGGCCTCCGATGTTTTTATCTCCGATATCGAGACGATTACCGAGGCGGACAAAAACGAGATGGCCAAACAATTGGGATACGCGGATTACGCCTCGATGAAGGAACAAGCGGCGAAGGGCAAGACCCTCATAAACGGGGCATCTATCAATACCCAGTTGATAGATACGGACTTGCTCATCACTTCTCTCGTTATAGCCAAGGCGATAAAAACAAGTAACTTGAACGTAAATGATAAGTTCATAGTTAAGACCGATGGCTCCGTGGACATGAACGGCATCTTTCACTCCCTTGGTACTAAGACGGAGCTTGTCATCTCTAACGGTTATTTGAGGATCGCCTATAACGGGGAAGAGATCATGCGTTTCGCCGTGAACCAGAATACGGGTATGCCAGAGCTGAATATGCACAAGGGGGATAAGAGCGTGTTTGTCTCCCCGGAGAAACTTGTGTTCGGTTTCGGCTCAGGAAATAATTTCTTGACTCTTAATCCCAGTGACATTGGGGGGGGAGACGTGAGAAAGAAAAGTGACGGGACCTTGTATGTGACCACTGGAGAAACCTCCTTGATAACGGTTGGGATCTACGTGTCTCCGCAGGAGGGAGGTACGACGATCCCTACACCGGGATCTATGCTTTTCAAATACGAGGGAGAGCAGGAGTACGTGGAGGCTATACCCAACGATGGGTATGAGTTCTCCAGATGGAGCGATGGTGGCGCCCAACGCCATTTGGTTACATGGGATGTCTCAGGCAAGGGGATAACCGCGTATTTCACCAAGATACAGGTGACCCGATATACGGTGACCCTGATAGCCAACCCGCAACAGGGCGGTACCGTGTCCGGAGGAGGTGCCGCCGACGAGGGGACGGTACGCGCGGTATCCGCTACCCCCGCCTCCGGTTACCGCTTTGTCAGCTGGAGCGATGGGGGGAACCAGACCCACAACGTCACTTGGGACGCTAATAAGACCTTGACCGCTAATTTCGAGAAGGCTATTATAACGGGTGACGAGATATTGCTTGGAGTTTCATTGACATCGGATACATATACGAGCGTGCTGAAGACGGGGACGGATACTTTGATGGCTTCTACGTCCGGCGGCAGGATGATAGTCATGTCCTCGCCCGGCAATCAAGGATGGGTGCTGTTCAACAAGGGATATCTCGGGAGCAAGCTGTCGAATGGGCATATATACAGGCTAAGTATCACGGCCAAGTCATCTTCCGATACGGTCACTTTCTTGGCGGGCATAGGTTCTATAGATCCCGGTGGTGAGTTCAACGACATTTCCTCGGGAGATTTAATCTATAGCGAGCAGATAACGACATCTGTGGAGACCTTTACAGTGGATATAACGCCTTTCAAAAGAGATAGTACGGTAAGCGACGCCGTGGTAATGGCGTTCTTTCCAGAAAAATTGTCCACTATAACAATAACGGGTATATCGTTGAAGGAGGTGTGATATGGGAATCATTAACAAGACAACAGATAAGATAAACGTCTTGCTTGACAAGATAGCGGATATTCCGGAGGAGGGTCTGGCAGGGAAGACCCCAGTATTGGAAGACGTGAGAGTCATCACCCTATCCGCGGGTAGCGATGCCACAGGCGATATCGAGAGAACCGGGGTTGATAGTGAGGGAAACCCATTGTACGTGATAAATCTAGGTATCCCACGAGGTAAGGACGGGACTTCTGGAGGTCCCGCCAGTATAGACTGGACCAATGTCCTTAATAAGCCAGAATGGATAATGTCATCCACTAAACCATTATATACGGCCGATGAGGTCGGGGCATTACCCTCAAGCACCTCTTTCAAGACGGTTAACGGTGAATCCATATTGGGGGAGGGTGATATAGAAATCACATCCGAGGGAGGGAACGGCGTAGGACGAAACTACCCCGGTTACAAGAACGCCGAGATATTCAACGATTACGAGAATAACAAGGCAGCCGGAGCCTACGCCCACGCCGAGGGCATGAATACGAATGCTACCGGTCCTAGATCTCACGCCGAGGGGCATAAGACGAATGTTTTCGCCGCCGATGCCCATGCCGAGGGGAGGGAGACGTGGTGCTTGGGACCACAAGGGCATGTGGAAGGGATGAACGGGATCGCTTGGGGAGGGCTGTCGCATGTCGAGGGACTGGCCGCTCGTATAGAGAATGGATCTTACGTGCCGCCCGTTGAAGGGGGGAAAAAAATTCTCAACGAAGAGGATTTGATCAGGACGATATGGGATACATATGGCCTCGCATGGGGGAAAGAAATTATCGTAAGTGAGGACTTGTTTAATGATTATTATATACATGCTTCCTTTGGGGAAAGAAACCATGTAGAGGGAGTTAATAATGTCGTTTTAAACAATTGTGTACACGTGGAAGGTCGTGGAAATGTATCGGGGGCCTCCGTAACCGCGCATGGGGCTGCTCAGATAGACCACGTGATCCATATAGAGGGATGCTGGAATACGGTCTATCCCCAATCTAGGGATACGGGATGTCACATAGAGGGAAAATCCAACCTCGTACGTGAGTCTGTGGATGGTTCCACGATATATTACGCCACCGCTGCCCATGTGGAAGGAGAGAATAACGTCATAGATTGCCTGTCGCATATCGGTGATGATTACATCCGGGGGAATGCCAGATGGTCGCATGTGGGGGGATACTCATGCTCTGTCGTTAGGGCCAGTTACGCTTTTGCCCATGGTGACCATGTTTCCGTGTCCAATGATCATGAGGTGTCGTTCGGACGTTACAACCTCTCTGAGATCAACGGTAATAAAGTTTTGTTCTCTTATGGTATAGGCGACAACGAGTCGAGTCGGGAGAACGCCCTCCATCACCGATAGGATGGAACGGTGGTGATTCCCCGGCTGGACGGGGGAAGTGTCAAGGAGCAAATAGAAGCTGCCATACAACCATTAACCAACAAGGTTAACAATATATATAAAGAGCTCAAGGGAATTATAGACGAGCAATCCAAGCAAATACAAGATTTGTTAGCCTTAATACCGTCGGTGAAGGTAGAGAATGACATATTGATGATCGGGACACCCAAGGCTTTCGTGATAGGTAGCGTGCTGGTCTTGACAAGGAATCTTCCGGCAGGCGTGTCCGATGATACGCTTACGATTACCGATACGTCGGTGAGGGTAGAGAATGATATATTAACAATCGAATAAAAACTAAGGATATTATGAGTACGATTAAAAAAGTAAACGTAAACGGGCAAGAGTATGATTTGGCCGGTTCTGGAGGCGGTGGGGCTTTGATCGAGATAACCTACTCGGAGCTAGTAGCTCTTAGGGATAGTGGTGGTCTTGTTCAAGGGAATAAATACCGGATAACGGATTATAACGCCGTCTTTAACACGTTAAAATCAGCGGGACATCAATTTGATATCGTAGTGGAGGCATTGTCTTCATCTGAACTTTCTGAGAAAGCCTCCGCTATGATACATGAGGGAGATGTATATTTCAAAAACTCCCATCTGGATCTATGGACTGTCTATTACTCATTGGATAACGACACTTCTCGCTTTAAAGAGGCATCGGCTTCTGGAAAAGGCTTTATCTGGAGATTAATAGATGAGTATAATAACGATGTATGCTTCGATTTCAAGAACGCTCTTTTTACAATGAACGGATCGGATTTTCCATTTATAACATCTTCAAATGGAAGTCTTGATTTTTATTTATTCTCTTATAATACGGGCACAGGGTTTGCCTCACAATCAAATATTATAGACTTATCGACTACAAATCCATCGAATGTTTCGAATAATTTTGTCTCATTTGATCTTAAAACAAATTTCTATGTTGTTCTAGGAGCAGATAAATCGGCATTAGAAGTTATAGGAACTCGAGCTAAAATCTTAAATAATAAAGTTCTCAATAGTAAAGTAAGGCTTATGTCTAGTTCAGGAGGCATGGGCTTTAAATATTGCGATTTTACAGGAATTATTGATTCTAAATGTTTATTGGGTGCATCAAATACTTCATTTGGCCAAATGAATATAGAGAGCGAAAGCTCGTTATCCAATGCATCTATTAGTGGAAGCATAATAAAAGGTGTTAATAAAATTATAACTAATGGACACCAATTTTCCTCTAACGATGTATCATGTGATGAAATGAGTCAAGAACTTCATATTCTTATGGATATCAAAGGGTGTATAATAAGAATCGATAACGGTACAACTAATAACGTGCCATGTGTCTTATCAGAAGAGACATTAGGAGTCGATAAGGTCGTAAATAAACTAATATGGGCCAAGATAGAATCCTCCATTTTTAAGTATAAAGTTATAGATCCATTTGATATTCAATAATATGGAAGCTATTCGCATAGGAAACGACATCAATATAGAATGGACCATCTTCCGGGACGGTAAGCCCGAGTCTTTGGATGGCAAGAACATTAGCGTCTTCATGACCAATGGCTATAAGAAGATGGCGGTAAAAGACCTCCACTTCCGGGATAACGTGATACGATTCACTTACTTAGGTAAAGACCAAGATTATAACGGTGTCTATACGCTGACCCTTATCGAGAACAAAGGGAAGGAGGGCATGTACACCGTAGACGCTTGCGATGCGTTCCGTCTTATCCCACGGTCGTGCTCCGTAGGTGGAGATACGGGATGCGGCAGCGTCAAGGTGACAACGGTAAGGCTAACGGGAGATATATCCGTTCCTGCCGTAGGGACCGGAGATTATGAAAGTATGACCAATAAACCACGGATCAACGGGGTTGAGTTGGTCGGGGATAAGTCCCTAGAGGAGTTAGGGATACCCATTCTACCTGATAATATCGTGACTGATGCAGATTACACGCATACGGATAACAACTTGACGGACGCTCTTTTGGAAAAGCTCGACGGATTGAGTAATTACGATGATACGGCGTTAAGAGAGGCTTTAACCTCCGAGATCAGCAGGGCGAAGGAGGTAGAGGGGGATCTTGACACGGCCATAAGGAAAGTGGCTTCCGATCTGTCCACGTTTATAACGGGAGATCCGGACGCGGACAATATCATCAACAGATGGCAGGAGGTGGTGGAGTTCTTGTCCGGTATGACAGAGGATAAGGATATGGCCGGAGTGTTGCTGGATTTGAAAAAACAAATACTTGCGGAGGTCACGAGTATCTTGTCAGGTTATTACACGTCCGGACAGATTGACGATAGGTTTGTCGAGAAGATCAAAGGGAAGGGACTTAGCACAAACGACCTTACGGATGAGCTGTTATCTAAGATCAACGGCTTATCTAACTATGATGATGAATGGGTCAGGAGTGAGATCGCCTCTATCAAGGCGGATATCGACACGTTATTGGGTGATGGAGCGAGCGACGCTATAGATACCTTCCATGAGATCGAGCTTTTTTTGCAGGGTATTACTGATAAGGAAACCCTAACCGGTCTTCTCAATGACTTGCGTGCGGAGATAACGGCTTTGATCCCAACCAAGACATCCCAATTAACAAATGACGATCACATCGTAAAGGACGCTAATTACGTCCATACGGACAATAATTATACAGACGAAGATAAGGGTAAGTTGGATGGATTGGATAATTACGACGATACGGATATCCGGAATCTGGTCACCGGCCTAAGGACGGACGTTAATAAGTTAAAGCCCGTTGTCACATCCACCCCGTCTAACGGACAGATAACCATAACGCCGGACAAGGCAAAAAATGACGATCCGGACGTGTCGATAACGCTGGAGACCAAGGGGGACAAGGATAAGTCTCTGATGGCCGACGGTAAGTACCGCAAGCTGCCCGTGTACGGGAGGAACCTGTTACTGGGATCGGGGAAAGAGGTTAGCAACTCGAATTACAATATCGCTAATTATTGGTTGGCGGAGCAGATCCCGAATGGGGCACAGGTGACATTAACTTTATGGGGAGAAATCTATCAGGATAAAACAGATATTTCTATTTACAATTCTGGAGGAACAGTATATGAAACAAAAATAGATAAGGATAAAATTATTAACGGGAAAGCCTCTGTAACATGGAATTGGATTGTTGGAGATTCTAGTAATACATTTGTTCGTGTGTATGCGTCTCCTAATTCCATTACTGGAATATCTACCATCCACAAGATCAAGCTCGAGTACGGCGACCTCTCCACCGAGTGGACCCCCGCTTGGGAGGACATCCCGGATATAGAGGAGCGGTACGCCTACGGTGTAGAGTGGGACATGGCATCTAGCAATCGAGACGGGAAGCGTGTTGGAAATATGCAACTGCATAGGGAGTTGCCGGTGCAGAGTAAGATGAGAAGGTGTCTTTTGGATAGAGATGGTGGAGTTAAAGAATATTTGGATAATGAGCTTTCATGGGGTGGAAGCTATTTGGATTATGCCGTTATGACAGAGATACCTGAACATTGGTATAAATTGTATTTTAATGGCACTAAATTTAGGAAGATGTTGTCCGAAATTCCATTACCTGGGTATAAACATGTAGATAAGTTCTATATCTCAACATATGAAGCCAGAATGTATAGAACCGATAATTTATTATGTTCGGCGGCTGGAGCTAGTAAATTAAGTGATCCTAATTCAACTAATTTTAGAGGTGGTGACAACACCGCTGAATGGGATGATACCTACCGTTCCCTACTCGGCCGCCCCGTCACCAACCTCACCCGAGACCAATTCCGGCAAGCCGCAAGGAAAAGAGGCAGCGGTTGGGAGATGTACACCTACAACGCCCACAAGACACTGTTCTGGCTATTCGCCGTCGAGTACGCCACGCTGGACAGCCAGAAGCCTTTCAACGCCCAGAAGGACGCTAACGGTTTCGCGCAAGGTGGCTTAGGTCCGGGACCAACGCAAATGACGGATTGGACTAACTTCAACAAGATCAATCCACTTATCCCATGCGGCTATACCAACGAGTTCGGGAACGGCTCGGGAGAGAAGGCATATGTCGTGAAGAACGCTTCCGGCGGTACTCACGCCACGTTGATGGCTAACAGGTATCGTGGCATAGAGAATCCGTTTGGACACATATGGAAATACACTGACGGGGCCAATATACAGGTCACCACGGGCGATGCGGGATTATCCATATTATGGACTACCGATGACCCGTCGAATTTCAGCGACACCTCTTACACCGGCTATGACAAGAAGGGCAATATCTGCCGTACAAACGGTTATGCCAAGAAGATGTTGCTTGGGGAAGATGGCGATATAGTGACCACGGAGGTCGGCGGTAGCTCCTCTACCTACTGGTGCGACTACTATTACACCAACACATCGGCTAACCGCATGCAGGTGGTGCTGGTTGGCGGTCACGCGGTCTGCAGGTCTTCTGCGGGCCTCGCTTACGTGCATACGCGTAATGCGCCTTCCGCTGCGTATCGTGACGTCGGTTCGCGCCTTTGCTTTTTCCCCGAATTTCGTAAAACGTCGGCGTAGCCGCACGTATCACGTCGGGAATTTTTTGTATAACGTTTAATGAGGATAAAAATGGAAGAAGAAAAGAATAAAGATGACGGCAGCTTGTCGTTCTTGAATATCCCAAGGGATAAGAACTCAAGGCATTTTAATTGTCCGGAGATCACCCAACAGAAGTTGACGAATCTCACGTTCTGGGTAATTGATTACATGGATGGCGTGTCCACCAAGTTCGGGAAAGACAGGGCGCTTGTCATGATCAAGGAGAATCTAGAGGATAAGGATAGTGATGCCAAGAAATTCTTTACGAACTCCCAAGAGATCAAGTACGTTCTTGGTAAGATAAAGGAGATGGACAAGTTCCCTAGGAAAGTGACGATGCGAGCCTCCGGGAACAGGTATTATCTCGAATGACGGAATGAGGGTCGATCATCCCTAGGTGGTGCTGGTTGGCGGTAACGCGGACAACAGGTCGAATGCAGGCCTCGCTAACGTGAATACGAATAATGCGCCTTCCGATGCGAATCGTAACATCGGTTCACGCCTATACTTTTAGAGAGGGGAAAAGATATTTAGATAACAAACAGGGATGGTGGCCTCGCCTCTTGGCGAAAAAAGTCTCCCCATATAAAGGGTGTTGGTAGGGAAACCGAAGACTCCCTATGATAAAAAGCAAATTAATGACAATAAAATGAAGAGAATAGGGAATTTATTTGATAAGATAGCGAATATGGACAACTTGATACTTGCGGACATGAAAGCCCGAAGGGGAAAGAAGGATTCATACGGCATAAGGTTGTTCGACAAGGACAAAGAGGGTAATCTAAGCCGTTTGCTAAAGTCTCTGCTGGATGGCACGTTCAAGACTTCCAAGTACCGGACTGATACCATCTATGAGCCAAAAGAAAGGATCATCTTCAAGCTCCCTTATTATCCGGACAGGATATTGCATCATGCCATAATGAACGTCATGGAACCTATATGGGTTTCCGTGTTCACGGCTGATACGACATCATGTATCAAGGGAAGAGGAATAACGGAGGCGTATAAGAGGACAAGACGGGCTTTGTCCGATCGTGAATCCGTCTATTGCCTCAAGGTTGATATCCGCAAATTCTATCCGTCAATAGACCATGAGGTGTTGAAAGGCATCGCTCGGAAGAAGATCAAGGACGATCGCTTGCTTATGTTGTTGGATGAGATCATTGATTCCGCTCCCGGCGTTCCGATCGGGAACTATCTTAGCCAATATCTTGCGAATCTTTATCTCGCCTATCTGGATCACGAGATAAAGGAGATTATAGATATAAGGCATTATATCAGATACGCGGATGACATGACTTTTTTCCATCATGATAAGTGTTTCTTGAGAAACGTATTACTTCCGTGGCTTATCGATAGATTGGCCGTGTTGAAGTTGGAGCTGAAAGGGAATTACCAGATATTTAAGATCGCTGAGAGAAGATCGGATAAAAGCGGCCGTGGTATAGATTTCGTGGGGTTCGTTTTCTATAAGGAGCATATACGGATAAGGAAGAGGACTAAGCAAAATCTATGTCGTGCGGCGGCTAGATTGAATAAAGTCCCGAATATATCCTTAACGGAATACAAGGCAGGTCTAGCCGGTTGGCTGGGCTGGATATATGATAGCGATAGCAAGCATTTAGCTAAGAAAATTTTAAAACCAGAGTTTTATGAAGCGATCATGGAGCGACACAAGGCCGCTTAGCATAGAGAAGGACGGCGATGGTTCTTACCTATATCGGTGGGACGTGAGAGAGGAGACAAGGGAAACGGAAGGTATGGAGCCTGCGATTTCCTACAGTTATAACGAGGTTCGTGTATGGCCTACCTTATCAGCGAATAAGCTGCTTGAGGCCTGCATAAACGCCCTTTGGGACAAGGACGTGGAGCAAAAGAAACTGAACGACTACAACGCCGCCCAGCTGGGCATACTGGACTTGTCATACGTGGAGTCTTATAAGACGTTCCTTAACGAGAGGAAGGCGTTGAAAGACCGTGTGGACAGTGATTTCGCCGAGTGGGAGGCGGCGAGAGAGGAGGAGAGTATGGTGGTTGTTTAACTAATTTAAAAAAGGATCGGAAGAATGGAGTTTTTTAAGATGATTTGCAGCATGAGAGAACTACTAACGGTAGTCTTGTTTGAGATGTTCATCGTTATGGTGGCAATGGGATGGGATTTCGCCTCGGGTTATTACAAGGCCAAACTGAGAGGAGAGGAGCGTAATTCGTATGGCATGCGCAGGACGGTCAGCAAGTTCATACTTTATGCTGGCAGCGTATGTATAGCGTGCGGTATAGACTCGGTATGCTACGTGTGCCGTTTTTGGGAATTTATCCATCTGCCATTCTTGACCAATGTCCCGGTCGTATCCTCGATAGTGACCGTATTTATCTTGATAACGGAGGTTAGGTCTATCTGGGAGAAGGCCGATGCCAAACAGAGGAGACAGGCTAGTAAGACTGCCGACATGATCGGTAAAGTTGTAACGCAAAAGGTTTTGGAGGACGCTTTGACAAACGCTTTATCCAATGCCATTAATAAAAACAAGAAAGGATAATAAAATATGGGAAAAGACAATTTACCTCGTGGGTATCGAAACAACAACCCCGGGAATATCCGGATCAACAGCGATCTATTTCAAGGCGAAATTAGACCGAGTAAGGATAATTCATTTAAGCAGTTTGAAACGATGGCATACGGTTACAGGGCGGTGTTCCGCATCTTGCGCAACTACTATAACTACTATAAGCTTGACACGATCCGCAAGATGATCGGTCGTTGGGCTCCGGAGAACGAGAACGACACGGAGGCTTACGTAAAGGCCGTATCCGATTATGCCGGCATCCCGGCCGATGATCCTATCAATGTGAATGATCGTGAGCAAATGACCCGGATTGTCGCCGGGATGAGCAAGGTGGAGAATGGGAGGGAGGCCGATATGTCGGATGTTATAGCAGGGTGGAATCTACTATGAAAATATGGTTCGTCATATTGTTATGCCTTCTCTGTGCCTGTGGAACTTCCAAGAAATCCACGGATACGGAGAGGCATGCCACTAAAAGTGTCAGTCTATCGGATAGTATCTTTAAAAAAGACAGCCTTTCGGCCATAGAGCGGATATTATCTAACGAGAGATTGAGCGCCCGGATCTTGGTCGTGGAGTGGTCTTCTCCAGACAGCGTGGGGAACATATATCCTGTCAAGACATCCGATATAACCATAGGAAAGGAGCGAGAGGAATCAGGCGAGAAGATCGTTTCGTCCGGATCTGATATGACAGAGGTGAGGACGAATAATGAGACGGTAGTTACCGATGAGAGAGAAACGATAAACGTGGATAAGGAAACGAGGCTCATTCATCCTAGGGTATGGTGGTATCTGTTGGTAGGAGGAATGATTGCGGCCATGTTATGGTGGATCATTAATAAGAGAGGGTGATTTAATATTGATACATAGTGTTATCCAATGACTCCGCGAGGATGAGTTGGCGGGGAGATAAAGAGAAAGAATCTCCCCACGAATTAAAACGGATCGGAAGTTTGTTTTAATTATCGCTGCACGACGGGAGAGATTCTTATTTCTTCTGCCGTGCATTTTTTGTGCCCGGCTTTGATAGTAAAACAAACCACGAAATAAAAAGTTCATGAATAAGGTTGAAATTTTTTACAAGAAAGTGATAGAGGCGGTGTGCAAGGAGTGCGGGACCGATCCGGTAATGATGTTTAGCAACAACAAGGAGCGCAATGTTGACGCTAGGGGAGTGGCTATAACCATACTGGCCGATCGCAAGTTGAGCGACAATATCATATCCGATCTGACGGGGATGACGAGGCAGGCGATCAACAGGATGCGTAACTTGTACCCGGACAGGATCAAGAGGAGTTACTATCTGAGGAGGACGGTGGAGAGCGTCAAAGAGGAGCTATCCGGTACGGTCTGAGGGTGCGTTATGTTATATGACATGTGATTTGTTTATGAAAAAATTTTCATATAACAAAATTTTGTGCGACCTTTGCGGAACAAAAGGTGATTTTTATAGCCTCGTCAAGTAACCAGCCTTGGCAGAGGCTTTGTTGTATACGAAAAGTTGCATTATGGAAATATATATGCCACATGCGGTAAATGATATTAGGATAGGAGAAGCCTTTAATCATTTATTCAGGATAATCTTGAAAATGGAGAATTCTGATGATGATGATTTCATATGGAACTTCCAATATACGGCATTTGTGACTCCATTTTTCTTATTGCCTCTTATGCTTTATCGGGATAAATGCGGTAAGAATGTGGTTTGCAGGAATATATCGGATAGTGTTAAAAGCTATCTTGACTCTATTCATTTCGAGGGAGGTGTAGTAGCAGCCGATGTAGGTGATTTTCATAATTATATGGAATATTTTTCTATGAAAAAATATATTCCTATAATAAAGTTCCCGGGATGTAAGAGCAAGGATAGTATAAAAAACGATATACTATCTGTTGCGGAGAATATAATGATAAGGCAACTAAATATTGAAGGAGAGTTGAGAAAGGCTTTATCTTATATGCTGACTGAAACGATAGACAATATATCTGAACATTCAGAGAGTGAATTTGGTTATATATTTGCTCAGTATTATCCGTCAAAGAACTATATAGACATTTGCATAGCGGATAATGGTATAAGTATACTGGGAAGTTATGTCAAGTCTGGCAAAGAAGGTATAACTAATGATGTGGAGGCTTTAAAAAGCGCTGGAAAGGGTATATCGACTAAAAATTTGCCAGATACCGAGAATCGTGGTTATGGTATAAGTACTTGCAAGAGAATGTTGTCTAAGGGACTTGGAGGAACATATTTTTTGCTGTCTGGGCAAGCGTTTCATCTTATGTCTGAGGAAGAGACATCATATATAGGACTTCCTAATTATATAAAATGGGATGGAACTATAGTGGCATTAAGGATACCATATAAAGAGGAAAGGATGTTTAATTTTTATGAATATTTAGAATGAAGGTCATGGAAAAGACAATTGTGATATCAGAATTGATAAGGGGAGAGCTTCGTTCTAGGACAGAAGCTAAAAAAATCTATATGAGGGCTAAGGATTTGAATAGTCCATGTGTACGTATTGATTTTAAGGATGTATACTTTATGTCTCGATCATTTGCGGATGAGTTATGCAATACAATAGAGGCATTGGCCTTAGATAAAGTGAGGGTATCTATGGAAAATGAGTGCGACTCTATAGATCTGATGATGAAAATAGTAAAAGGCAATAGAAATAAACCGAGGAATATGCATGAGGACAGTGAGGTTAAAGAATTTTCGGACATGGATTCATTGTCAGAGTTCCTGTCTACCATATAAAATTATTCCATGTTATATAAAAGAGAATGATATGAAAAATTTAGATGAACCAAAAATAGCCAAGGAGTATGATGAATTCCTAGAAAGGAATAGTTTTGATAAATACTCAGATAGAAATAAAGTGAAACATATATCTAGTCCAAACACGCTACAATGCATGTATTGGAAACAGGTGGAACCGGTAGAAATAAAAAGTACCAACCATAAAAATCAAGCGTTGTATATGCCTTTAGTTTGAAAGGTTTAAACAACAATAAGCGTCGTCAACACAAATTGGCGGCGCTTTTTTTTGTGTCATCCCCCTCCGCAAAGAACTAGCAACAACCTCGCAACAAGCTAGCAAGGAGATATTTATTTA